AGGCAAAGCGGCTGCCAATGTGATGCCCAATACCAAAAGTGAGCGGTTCATTTGATGCCAGCTTTGGTGTCTTTGTTGTCAACAATAGTCGGCTTCTTGTTGCCTCCTCCGTTGTTCTTTCGCTCGATGCCAAACGATGCCATCGCACCAGTCAGCAGTGAAGCCACGAACGTATTGTCCATCTTCATCTGAGGGAAAATCCCCAGATATGAAGCGGTCAGCAATGCGGCGCTCCACGCTAAAACCAGAGCCTTAACGACATCTGCCATGCAGATCCCGTCCTTTTCGTGCTGATCCTCAGGGTTGGTGGCCATTGGACAACAGAGCTACCGTTACAGCGTAACTAGGTCAATCCGATGCTTCTAGTTCTCAAGCCGCTGGTCATGACCATGTGGCGCTCGAAAGCGTTCAAAGAATTGATCGTCGCGATGTTGGAGAAAATCGTCACCAGAACTGACAACGATCTCGATGATCTAGCGGTCAAACACCTGAAGGATCTGCTGCTGCCTGAGACTCGCATCGACAAGTGAGGCACTGGGTCATGGCTTCGCTTGCGCTGCTGCCGTTCTTTCAGTTTTTCCGTGGTACGCCCCACCAGCTGGCTGCTATCTCAGAGTTGGAACGCTCCCTGCCGCAAGGCGTTCTGGATGAGGACGCCGCTTGGTATGAGGCATGGCGAGCGAGCGGCGTTGCCCAGGAAGTCCACATGCCCACCTACTACCGACAGCTCGATCTCCCCAACGGGCCTCGGATGTGCTTCACCAGCGCGGCCGCAATGGTTGCTGGTTTCTACAAAAAAGTGCGCTCCCAAGAGGAGTACAACCGGATCAGGGATCGCTTTGGGGACTCGACTTCTGTCATGGCTCAGGTCAAAGCTCTAACGAGCCTGGGCCTGCAAGTTCGCTACGTGCAGGATGCCGATGCTTCTGACATCGAGGCGGAGATTGATGACGGCCGCCCGGTGCTGGTTGGTTGGCTGCACGCCGGGGATCTGCTGCGCGGCGAGCCGCCGATGTGCAGCAGTGATACCTGCGGCCACTGGAGCGTGATCCACGGTTACAGCGGCCGATATAGCAACGACAGCGAGTGGCTCATGAGCGACCCGATGGGCGTGCCTGACATGGCCCACGGTGGTCATAACCCGGCATTGAGTGGCTATCGCGTCCGGGTGCGGCAGGCTGAGTTCCACCAGCGCTGGCAGGTGGATGGCCCCCACAGCGGCTGGGCCATTTTTGTTGATCTTTAGTCTCTGGAGCTATCCGATGGGCTGGGCTGACTGGATGATCGTCCGAGAGAAAAGCCTCGAAGAGGAGCTGGAGCTGGAGCGGACGGTGCGGGAGATCAGAGCCTGCACCGATACTGAGGCGTTGCGGAAACTATGCGAGGCGATGGCCCTACAGAGCTGGCATCACACAAAACTGCTGAAGCAGGCTGTAGAGCACATCGCGTCTATCGACGAGGTTTAGCCGAATCCCCTCTGCTCCCGTTTAGGGCGCGGGGTTGACTTAGCCGCTTGGCGCTGGGCGTACCTGCGAGCTGTTCGGTTATCGATGTCGAGATTATCGAGAGCCGATGAGTTCTTGTAGGAACTCTGCTTGCAAGCCTGCGTTTCGCCGTGCGTGCTGTTGCCGGATCCGAAAGCCATCAGAAGTCGATGTCGATGCTGCTAGGGGTGGCGACGGGAGCCGGGGCCGGCTTGTTCTCGGGCTTGTAGGGGCCGCTGAGCTTGCCCTTCAGCATCGGCCGGGGTTCGCCGTTCCGGTTTTTGAACATGCTGTTCCAGCCAGCGAGGCGCAGCCGAACAACAGTCTCGTCCCGGTAGTTAGTCTCCCGGTCTGCCGTTTGCAGGTGGCTGATCAGAGCCGCGACATCCTCCTCCAGGACCTCGATTGATCCGGTGACATCAGGGCTTTTGTCTGTGCGCTTGTCCTCCTCGAGCGAGGTGAACTGGGCAAATCCGATTGAGAAATCAGGCATTGGTGTGTCCTTTGAAAAAACGAGAAACGATGATCTTCAGCGCCTCATTGGCGCTGTAGTTTCGGCTCCACATGAAATGCTGGAGCTTGGCGGCTGTATCGGGATCCAGCCGCACAGAGAACTGATTCTTCCGCCGTTTGTCGTCGGCGATCGCTTGCGGGGTCTTCTCACTGGTCATTTCTTGGCTTGTTTTTTGATGAACTCGTTCTCAAGCAGCCGCACCTGCTCCTCGATCCATGCTTTGTGCTTCTGCTTTTGGATGCCGTCAGAAACCTTGGTCGCGGTGATGCGGAACTGAGAGCGGAGGGCCTCGCACAGTTTTTTCTGGGCAGCTTTGTCGCCCATGCCGCCGTCAGAGATCGGCTTGGCGATTGTCGCGATCATTCCGATGCAGAGATCCTTCTCCTTTTGAGTCAGATCTTCTGAGGCTTTGGCTGCGGCCGGCTCAGCCTTGCCACCTCGCACTGGCGGGGCGGTGGGCTCCAGATCAGCATCGTTGTCCTCGATGCCAACGCAGAGACCGAGCACTGCCTGTAGGGCGTAGCGCCGGGTGTACGTCATCGCCTTGCCCCACTCCTGCGTGCCGTTTTTACCGGCGTTGATCGTCAGGGGTGTGACAGATGAAACCATCTGTCCGCTGACGTGCATCAGCGTGGTGCGGAGACCGGGCTGACCGTTGATCTGCTCCGGCAGCTGCGATACGGCGAGGCCGTTCGCTCGGAGGGCTGGGCCGATAGTGGACAGGATGCCCGGCAGGTTGGCAAAGCTGCCGTGGTAGCTGTTGTCGTTGTCGTGGATCGTCGGGACTGCCTGTTGAAACTGAATCAGAGCAGCGGCGAGATCATTCAAGGGCTGTGACGGTGATGATTGCACAGGGTCGTTCATCAGGGTTGGCGTAGCGGCGGTGGGCGATGAGACTGACGACCTGAGAGTCGTCGTCATAGGCAACCCCAGTCAGCGCGTCGCAGATCGCCCGACAGAGTTTGTCGAGGTCTCCGATGCGTTTGACGGAGTATTTAGGTGCGTTTGCTTTCAGCTCGCGGGCGGGATCGCCTGCGACGTGATGGCTGTTCGGGCGCTTGAAAACAAATGTGGCTTCCACCTGCATTGGCATTATGGCGCGCCATGGCAGGGTATGCAAAGCCTCCTCAGCGGCGAACTTCACGTCTGATCGCCATGGTTTTGTCCGAGAGCTGGACTCAACCATCACGCCGCGACCCTTGTGGGTTTTGCTGCCTTGGGGAGCCGGGACGCCGGGAACGATAAACGTGAAGCTGTTCATGCCTGCAGTTTCTCCAGCTCAGTTTTGGACGCTCGCTGCAAAAGCACAGAAGCGATCTGAGCCACGGACATCTGCTCTGAGTGAGTGGAGAGGACGATGTCTCCGATTTTCTCCTCGGTTGTTTTTGTCCATCCGTCTGACATCCTGATGCACTCGAGCGCAGCTCTCGTATCAGGGCAGATAGGAACAGACACAACTTTGCCGCGAGCGGCCTCCATCTGAACCTCTTGCTGCTGTCGCCGTTGCGCTGCAATGTTTTTGATTTGCTCTAACGCAGACTCGCGAGCGAAGAAAATCTTTCTGTTCATCTCTGATTGAATCCAGTGGACGCCCTCCTTCAGGCGCCCGTCGCGCCGATAGGTGTTCAGGGTTGGGATGGACAGCTTTGCGGTGAGCGACATGGTTCTGGTGTCGATCCACTCGCGACCGTGCTGATCTCTGAATGATTTGTTCATGATCATCATTTCTTTTTGGGGCGTCCTGGGCCGCGTTTAGCTGGCTCGAGCGATGCCACGTAACGCTTTTCTGCTTCCTCTCGCGCAGCGCTGAGGCTGTCGCAGTGAGAGCGAGCCTCTTTCATGAGTTTGTCAGCAGCGTGCTCAGCCATGAGAACGGTTTTGCACTGCTCAATCATTTGCTCTTTGATCAACTCAGCGGCAGCGTTGTAATGACCAAACCAAAGCTCGCTCCCGTCTGGCGTGAGGCGCTTGAGCTGTTTGTCCAGCTCGCTGTCCTCTGCGATGTCTTCGTGCTCCCATGCCTTTTCGACGCAAAGGTCAAAAGCCATTAGCAGCATGTTGATTTTTCGCAGCTCATGCAGGATGTCCTGCCTAGCGGAACGAGCCGCTTGGTGCATTTTGTTGTGGCGCTCGCGAACGAGTTTGTAGCCGTCGTCGTCTTCGACGAACCTGCTCTGCGCCATCCGGTCGATGGGTTCAGTCATTTGGCGAAATAGATACGGGCAGTTCTGCCGGATGCGTTGACACGCCGTTGGGGCTTGCCAGTTTTCTGATCCAGCCGAAACTCGAGAGGAGATGGGTTCATCTCCATCAGGTCGCGAAGACGAGCGCTCGCGGTCTGATGCTTCATCCCCAACAGTTGCTCGACCTGTTCGCAAGTGAGCCCTGAGGGGCACTCGCGGACTTTTTCGAGAACATCTCGGCACATGCCGTTGATCTGAGAGCGGATGCTTTCAGCAGCGTCTCGACTGGTGTCGGTGCCGTTATGGGGTGCCGTTGGATGGTTGAACAACGGCAGGTCGTTTTGATCCATGAATTGAGAAACAGATCCCTCTCGGGTGTGCGGAAACTAGCGCCTTTGGCGCGCCATGGCAACAGGCCAAAAAAAACCCGCCGTGATGGCGGGTCCCCTCGTGCCCTCTCACTCTAGTGGTGAGATGTCGGCCTCAATGTCGATCGTGATGTCGCGGATGAAATCGTCGAGGTGCTCGAAGATCCCGCCGTGGCTGTCGGCCTCCTCGACCGTCATCAGCTCATGAAGAGCCTTGCGGATGCGGATGGCCTGATGAAGCCTCTCTGATGGAGTCATTTGATTCGGGCAAACAGTGCCGTCGCCGGCAATCAAGTCTTAGCTCCTATGGCGCGCCATGGCAAGGAATGAAGGCCGCCACATCCCCGCCGTCGATTCCAGCTCATCCACCAGCTCGTCCCGGACCTTGAATGTTCCCCAGTTCCCGGCCTGCGATGAAATCGGTGGGCAGGTGATCTCAGCCGTCGGCCAGGTATGGGCGCAGATCTTGCACTGACGTTTTCGGCTGATCACACCCTTTCCTGTATGGCGAGATTCGAGGACGCAGATCAGCGTGGCGCCGCAGCTGGGGCAGTTCATCAAAAATCAGGTTGGTCGAGTTCATACCGGGCCCAGATGTCCTCCCATGCGGCTCGGCAGTCCTCGGGATCCTCTCGGATTACGCGACAGCCCTCCGGGCCAGAGACCACGGTGACGCATTGATCGACGCGTAGATCAGGATGGTGCTGCTGCAGCATCCCCAGGTACGCACCGAGCTGGGCGGTGGCCGGCTTCCGCCTTTTTAGCGCCTGAGCTGAGGAAACAGTCTTCAGATCACCCAAAACCATCAGCCCTGAGGCGCCCGGCTCATCCAGCTCAACCAAAAAGTCAAAGCTGCCGCCCATCGAGCGGGCCTCGTCTACCAGCCGATACTCGCAGGCATGTAGCTGTATGCGGTTAAACAGCGCCTCGTTGAGGAGCGGCTCGATCCATGGCTCCCACATCTCGTCATGCACGCAGGGCTCGCCCTTGAGGTGATGCTCGAGAACTTTATGGATGGCCGCGCCACGAGCCGCCCAGCCTTTCGGTCCATTTTTGTAACGCTCCATCCCTGCGCGCTGGATGTCCGTCAGCTGATAGCCGACAACCTCCGATACAGAGCGAGCCAACAGCTCCCCGCGATAGCTGTAGCGGTGATACGTCTCGTCGAGGAGCAGTTCGGGGATTGGACTGAGCAACTGGGCCTTGCATGGCCGGCCAACAATGGCAGAGTCAGGGCCCGAATCAAGCCCTGCCAATGCCCATCACAGGCCCTGCCAATGCCCAACTGGGGGAGGTCATCGATCCGCACGGCGAGTATCGCGTTGCGATCGATCCTCGAGTTCTGAAAGAGCTGCACCGCAAAAAGCCGATTGGTCAGACCCGCGTCTCATGGGTGAACCTGCTGCTGCAACGAGCCATCGCTCAGGAGCCCGAGCCGATCGATCGTGACTAAAAATGACAATGAGCGGCCTGCCTACGAGCTGCTCCAGTGGGTGCCCTATGGGCTCCCTGCAGAGTTTGATGACGAGCTAGCTCAAGCCGGCTACTACTCAAAAATCCAGCGGCAGCGCTCTGACGCAGCGCTCGACGCTTTCGATGCAGCCCATCCCCACCAGACCAGCGACGAGCTGGCTGCGTTTCGGGAGCTGGAGCGCCTTCGCATCTATTCACCCCACACCCTGTTCTCCCCCTCGAAAGCGAAGGATGGTTTCTACACCCGACGACTCAAAGAGCTTCGTGAGCCAGGAGGCTCTCAGCGACCACAAAGCCCTCCTACGCGACGTCCAACAGGCCGCCGTCGCCGTCATCTCTGACGAGCCTGATCAGTTCCTGCAGAGCCAGCGGCTGCGGCTCATGGCGGAGGAGCTGGGCTGTCCCATCAGTGAGCGCACTGCGGCCACATATCTGGCCCGCGCACGCGGCGAGATCAGCGGCGTGACTGTTCCTCGCATGAAGGGCGAGCGGATGGACACCACTCCTACGCCCTGGGCCTGGGAGGGCGTGATCATGGCCGGCACGTTCAATCTGCTGGTGGCTCCGCCGAAAGTCGGCAAATCAGCGCTGATGGTCGGGATGATCGGAGCGTGGTGGCGCGGCGATGCGACGTACCTAGGTCAACCGCTACATGGCCCCTGCCCGAAAGTTTTCATCGTTGGCACCGACCAGCCGGAGAACGATTGGCACACGTTGTTCGAGCGGGAGGGCCTGGTTGCTGCTGATGGCGGCCTCGGCGGCCCGGTCGAGATGCTCTGGCATACCGGCGCCCCGCTCCATCTGACGGCCGAGGGTATCGCGCACCTGGGCTCCATCGCTGAGCAGCACCCTCGATCGCTGTTCCTCGTCGATAGCTACCACGCCTGCATCAGCCCGCTTGGGGTTGATGAGGCCACCAGTGCATTTGATGGCCCAGCCCGCGACCTCGCCCATGCCCTAGCGCCGCATCACGCCACGCTGGCGATGATTCACCACACCAACAAATCAGTGGCGGGCGGCAACGCAACCAACGCCTCTCGCGGATCGAATGCCCTCCCGGCCGCAGCGAGCCTGACGATCTTGATGAACTGGTTTCGGCAGCCGGCCGAGGGCCAGACGCAGCAGGATCACCGCGTCATCCTCAAAACGCAGGGGCGGGCAAAAGGCTCGACGCTGCTGATCGAGCTGCACGATGATGGCTGGATCCATCACGGCGATGGTGAGGCTGTGCTGCAGGGTGAGGCGCTGCAGGAGGCAGCCGACGATCTGCAGGGCCGAGCCGCTGATGTTTTTGACTACATCAACGAGCGCTGGATGATCGGCCAGTTCCCCTGCACCGTTGCTGAGCTGGGGCGGCGCTTCAACCTCGAGGCAAACAAGGTCCATCGATGCCTCAGGTCGCTCAGCAGGAAGGGCCTCGTGCATCAGGTGGGCCAGGCCGATACCGGAGCAGAGGGAGGCCGCCCGGCGGGCCTGTATGCGCCGATCAACCCCCTCCCCTCTGAAGGCCAGATAAACGTCCAAAAGGTGAAAAACCCTGAGGAGGCTCCCACGTACGCGCACGCGCGCACACAGGAACAGAGAGGTTTTTCACCTTCTTCACGTTCTTATCGGGGTTCTGAGGGAGGGGAGGTAAATCACCCTGCCTCTGGAGGTTTATCTCCCTTGTCTGAGGGCGACCCTGTCGAGCGCCTCTCGGGCGGGCAGTGGAGCAACGGCTGGGTCGTTCATGACGCCAGCAACCCTCTGTCGATCACCATCGCCAAGCTGGGCACGCCGACGATCCAGTTCCGGAACCAGCGGCCTGATCTGGACATCCGTCCCTGTCGAGGCTCAGTGTTCGCGGCGCAGCCGGAGGCGGAGGATCCGTTCGATTTTTAGCCCTTGCCATATGGCGCGCCATGCGCCATTATTCAATCACGGAGGCGATCCCCCGCGCCTCCCCTACAGCTGGAGACAGCTCTGTTCATGGATTTCCATCACGCCTCACTGGCTCTCAACGAATGGCTCGAGGCCACCGCGCCTCAGCCTCAGGATCAACAGCCCGAGCTGGCCTACTACTGCGAGGCCATCAACCCCGCCACTAACGAGGTGGCCTGGGACGACTGGCTCTACACCGATGAGCAGCGCCGCCAGCGCCTCGAGGAGGCCGCTGCTGCTGGCCTCACCCTGACCATCGAGGAAACTCCCGACGAGGTCTGGGCATGAACATCGACGGCATGTCCACCATCCAGCTCTGCTGTGTGGTTCGCGAGCGCCTCGAGCGCGCCGCCAAAACTGAATACCTAGAGATCCCCCTCGACATCCTCGCCAGCATCGAGGACGACATCCTCCCTGCTCTCGAGTTCATCCAGACCACCTACGAAAATCTGCCCGAGGACAACTGATGACTGCCGCTCCCTCCATCCTCCAGACCAAACAGTTCGAGA